AGATATCAAATCGTTTCATGGATTTGTTTACTGTATTACTGAAATTGATACTGGTAAAAAATATATCGGCAAGAAGTTTTTTTGGCGCTCAAAAATTTTACCTGTTACGAAAACACGTAAACGAAGAAAAAGAACTCTGGTAGAATCTGATTGGAAAAAATATTATGGGTCAAACGAAACCCTTAAAGAACGAGTCGTGGAGGGGAGTGAGACTAACTATAAAAGAGAGATTATCAAACTATGTAGGACCAAAGGCGATTGCTCTTATCATGAAGCTCGGTTACAGTTTGAAAATGGCGTTCTTTTGGACGATAACTATTACAACAATTTCGTTGGTTGTAAAATACATTCTAGGCATTTGACAAAAGAATAAAAATTATATATAATTACTTAAGAGGTTTAATATGAAGTTACAAGTTTACGAAATTCTTGACCAAGTTGCAAAAGCAAAGACAAGAAAAGAAAAGATTGCTTTCCTACAAAAAAACGACATTATGCCTGTAAGAGACGTATTACAAGGCACTTTCGATCCTAAAATTCAATGGAATCTTCCTACAGGAAAGGTTCCATATGAACCAGCGCCAGATAACTCTCACATGTCAACTCTTTTAAAACAACATAGAAAATTCAAATATTTTGTCAAAGGGTTACGAGAATCAGAAAATTTAAAACCGCTGAAAAGAGAACGTATGTTCCTTGAGATACTCGAGGGAGTACACCCACGCGACGCTGAAATACTCGTCGATATGATTAACAAGAAAACTTCCGTGAAAGGATTAACAGAAAAATTAGTAAAGGAGGCTTACCCCGATTTAATCCGAGATTGATTATGATCCCCTAACTAGAACAGGAGACTGCCTATGGTAGTAAATCAAATCGAACGTTTAAAAAAAGATTCTAGAGAACTTGGTCATTATATACACAAGTTAAACAAAAAGGGAAAAGCAGAAGCAGCATATAAATTACAAAGGAAACAAGCGTTTCTAGATGCTGCAATTCAACAAGTTACAAGGGGGTGATCCTTATCTAATAGGCACCCTTCGGGGTGCCAATTATTATGCCAACATATGACTTAAAAAACGTGAAGACCGGAGAGGTCGAGGAAATGTTTTTAAAAATTTCAGAAAAAGAAACAATGGTAGAATCTGGTGAATGGGTTCAGGTTCTTGCTCCTCTAAACATCATTTCACAACAAGGTTCTACTCTCTCCAAAACTGATAATGGTTGGAGAGATATATTAAAAACTATTAAGAAAAACTCTGGACGCGGCAACACTATTAAAACATGAGGAAGCAGCAAACAGAGAATATGAACATCAGGTTAGACGACCTGCTTACGATTGACCCTATTACAAAACACCAGAAGGACGCCTTCGAATCATGGAAGGAAGGAGATCAACTGGCAATGGTGGGTACTGCTGGAACAGGGAAAACATTTTTAGGAATCTATCTTGCTCTTGAAGAAGTTATGGACAAATCTTCACCATATGACTGCCTTCACATCGTCCGATCAGTCGTGCCCACTCGAGAGGTTGGATATCTACCAGGAACATTAGAAGATAAGTTAGATGCATTTACAGGTCCATACCGCGCTGCTTGCGCAGAACTATTTGATGATGTAAAAGCATACGATAAACTTGTACACAATGGATATATTACTTTCGGCAGCACATCATACATAAGAGGATTGACTTTTAATAACAGTATCATCCTTGTTGATGAGATGCAAAACCTAAATTTTCATGAACTTGATTCTATTGTCACCAGAGTGGGTCAAGCGACCAAGATAATTTTTTGCGGCGACTATCATCAATCTGATTTTACACGAGAAAAAGAAAAAGAAGGTATCAACAAGTTTCTACAGATATTGCAAAACATGAGGCGCTTTAATATTGTTAATTTCGGATGGGAAGATATAGTGCGTAGCGATTTTGTACGAGACTACATAATGACGAAAGAATGGATGGGTATAAAATGATGCATATTAATGAAGCAATGATGTCATACCTAAAAGGTAAAAGGGCATATCATGTTATTAACTGGGAAACCTTTATTGCTAACCCTGTGGGAGTAGCAGAGCATGGTGACTTCATGGAAACGTTAGAAAAAGAACTAGAACAGATCGCAAAGTATGACGAACTGATCGCAACATTGGAGGGATTAAAATGAACAGAGAAGAAATTTTTGAAACATTAAAAGTAGACGAGGGTGTCAAGTATGAGATTTACGCAGACCATCTCGGTTACCACACCTTTGGCGTGGGGCACCTTGTTATCAACGAAGATACCGAATGGGGACAAGAGTTCGGAACACCAGTCTCCGAAGAGAGAGTATGGGAATGCTTCGAAAAAGACCTTGACACCTCAATCAGTGAGTGTCATGCTTTATACGGCATGCGGGAGTTTAACGACTTTCCAGATGAGGTCCAACAGATCTTGGTCAACATGATGTTCAACATGGGGCGTACTCGGTTGAGTAAGTTCAAGAACATGACCAAAGCAATCATGTCGCATGACTGGGCACAAGCAGCAGTTGAAGGTCGTGACTCGCGTTGGCACAAGCAAGTGCCCAATCGTGCGGAACGATTAATGAAAAGGTTAGAGGCAGTTTAATATGGCAGGCAGTGTGGGTGGTGTCGTCCGTCCAACCAGAAAACCGAAAGGTACTTCGATTGGAAATGGAACGTTTAAAAGAAATTCTCTAAACAAAAAGAAGAAAGCAAGTTACAAAGCATACAGAGGGCAAGGTAGATAACATAATGGCTAAGTATGGTCGTTTCGATCCGCGGAATAAAAAAAAGAACAAAGACAAATATCGCTCAGATAAAAGAAAAATAAAAATTCATGATAATACAAATGATAATGTAAACAGTGAATATTTTTCGAACAGGAAAAAAAGATCCGTTTAACAAACTTTATTGGGAAGTTTCCAACTGGATAGAGTGGAAAGGAACTATCGGAGTTGGTGACTCAATGATGGGATTAAATTCTTGTCATATGGTTTCTTATATGATCGATAAACCAGTGCACATGGACTTGCACTGGTATCACAATAAAGATTATTTGTTTCATTGCGAAGATCCAGAAACAATAGTTGAACGATTTGACTACATTCATTCTTTATACAAAGAAAATGATAGAGTAATCGTAAATCATATCTACGATTCTGATGACGACGATCTACATAAAGCGCGATGGAGAGGATTTAACAGAACAGATAAAAAAAGAGGAGACCCGCCCAACTACATAAACAGTTGGATCTTTAGAGAAGACCTTATTCAGCATCCTATTAACGATAATAAAATTGTTATTTGGAGACCTTTTCAAAATGCAACTCCTGCTCCTGATTGGAAAAAAAGTTACGGTGAAAAAGAGTGGAACAAAATTGTAGATTGGTATCTAAAAGAAAAACACAAGTTTGACATAACCGAAATAGATTATAGAACTCCCGTCAGAGAAGCAATTTACCATATTAAAACTTGCAGAGCAGTGATAGGATATGAAGGTATGTGGCATTATGTTGCTAGAAATTTATTAAAACCTTCTGTGTTTATTGGAGAAAGTTTAATACATCAGTGTCACGATCCTCAAGCAATAGCGTTGTATAGACCTGATGGTTCTTTAGAAAAATTGTTTAGAGATAAAACTAAATTTCTAGCGACTATAGATAATAAACTAGATGAATATGTTAAAATGATTAAACCAATATATGAAAATTGATAGAGCAGTAATTGAAGTGAATGGCGGGTGCAACTACTCATGTAGTATGTGCCCACAAGACGTGCGTACTGGTGGCAGGCACAAAGACTTCCTTAAGAAGATGTCCCTTCAAGAGTTCGAGGATAACGTAGCAGACTGTGCTCAACACGGATTGCGCGTTGTTAATCTAGATGGTTCGGGTGAAGCAACACTCAACCGTAACCTACCTAAATACATTGAGATCGTAAAGAAGTATGGTGCGAAAGCATTTATATTTTCTAATGGTTATCGCATGGAAGGTAAGTTCATGCGCGACTGTGTCGATGCTGGTTTAGACTTCTATCGTTTCTCTTGGATAGGGTATGATGTAGAAGCATATGACAAGTGGATGTATAATCGCATTGGTGGATCGTTCGGCAGTACGTGGGACAAGGTCAAGGCAATGCGGCAATATGTAATCGACACCAACGCAGATTGTGTAGTGTCAACGTATCATCTGATTACAGACAACAGCAAAATAGATTATGAATTAGAACATTATAAAAGGATTGTGAATGAGTTAGATGTGAAAACTGAGGTGTGGAAGATGCACAACTGGTCAGGTGTAACCGACATCAGTGAGACTGGTGTACGCCAAGGAGTAAAGAAAACTTGTGGACGTCCTTTTAGTCCTGACGTTGTTATTCGTGCTGGTGGTCTTGATGGTCAGAGAGGTGCTGTTCATCCGTGCTGCCAAGTCCTCGGCAGAGACGAAGAAGCAGTCCTCGGACACACAAGCGAAAACACCATCGAAGAGATTTGGGAGGGTGAGGCGTATAGCAAACTCCGTGACGATCATAGATCTGGTGACTATCCTATCTATTGCAATGATTGTGATTTTCTAGTAGACGACCCTGAAGTCCTAGTGTGGACTAATCACGAGCGAGATCTTATGAAAATGCATGGTACTGAATTTGACTTAAGGGACTATCAAAATGACCAGTAACGTTGAATACGAATATAAAAATCCTTTAGTAAAAAATGCTAGGCGCATTCCTGCTTACTTAATTTCAGTTAGAGACAATTACGTCTCTCAATATTATGCAAACTACAGCTCTACTTACTTACAAACATACTATAAGGATAAACTTAAATTACTATACTATGTTAAAACTGATGCTTGTTCGCCAGAAACTTTACATGAATTTAAAGAGAGATATCCTGAAGTCAATTTAGTTAAAAGAGAAAGACCAGTAAGAAACCCGAGCGATAAACGAGAGTGGAGAGATTTTTCTTCAACAGAAAAATCTATATGGTATTCACAATATGACACTTGGGTTAAAATAGCAAGGTCTGGAGAAAAATCTATAGTATTGGAGCATGATGTCATTCCTATACAGGGCAGAGAAACTGACTGGGATTTTGCGATGCAGTTTGATTACTTTACCTTCACAGCTCATGAAAGGTTGGGTAAGCTCGACGAAGATGGCAATCCTAAATTCCAAATTTCTGAAATTGCTGGGTATGTTTTATCTCCAGAATTAGCATCGTGGGTCGTCGATCATTGTAAAAAATCTTGGAATGAAGAGTCTCATTGCAGTTTTGTAAATACTGATGGCGCTTGGGCTGAAATAATCCGTCAAGCGAAAAAAACTGGTAAGTTTAAAATACAAAGTGAAGAAGAAGGTTATACGCCTGGTAAAGTTGTTGGCATAAAAGATTTTTCTGAACATGTCTCATGTAAACAAAAAAAAGTATTCCTCATTGGGACAACTATTGATCATCCCAGGATATATCGACAGGGAGATCAATGAAAAGACTAATTTATCAAGTGTGTTTAGGCGAGAATGCTAAGTCAAAACTATATGAATTTTGCATCGCTTCAGTAAAAGAGTATGCTGCAAAATACAATATAGATCATTACCTTCAAAAACAACCGTTGCTCCGTATTGCTCCTGATCCATTCTTGTCAGGTAGAAGCAGAGAAGCGACTAGTAAACATGGCGGGATACTACCCATATTTGAGAAAGAGAATGCATTTGATTTCATTAACAAATATGATCAGATAGCAATCGTTGATGCTGACATATTTGTCAGACCAGACTCTCCAAACTTATTCGAAGATCTTAAAGGAACATGGGGCAGCGTCTGCGAAAGAGAGATGCCACTCCAACCATGGTATCAAGATAAAATAAGAAATTATTCTAGAATGCAGTACAGCACCTTACAAGACGTTGATTGGAAATGGAACACGGGCGGCGCAGAATTTTTTAACATGGGTCTCATCGTGTTTGACTGTAAAAAATTAAAACCATATTTGATGGGGCAGAACGCTCGAGAGTTTTTGGGCAGATATGAGTTTAAGAGATTCATCGATGGCGAAGGAGCGTGGAAGTGGTCCACTGACCAAACTTTGCTAAACTGGTGGTTGAAGAAAGAACAAATAGATGTTACACATCTTGACTGGCGTTGGAACGGACTCTTTACAGCAAACAGTCATGTCACCGACGCACATTTTGTGCACTTTTTCCTCAAAGATAAACTACCTGGTAAGGGTGAACACATAGATGAACTAATGATGAAAATCTAATGTACGATGAAATTACCCTTTGTATTAGTTCTTGCGGTCGGTTACATCTGCTAGAACAAACGTTAGAATCTATTTCTCAATTCAATACTTACCCTATAGTCAAATCGATTATCATTGACGACTCGGGCAAAGAACAAAACTGGGATCCGATCGTTGAACTTCTCGATGAAATAAGTGACAGTCATGAGATAATCATTAACGAAAAGAATATAGGGCAGTATGAAAGTTTAGACATCATGTACCCCAAAGTCAAGACCGAGTGGATATTCCATTGTGAAGACGATTGGAAATTCTATAATCCTGGTTGGATTGAAACATCTTTAGAGATTCATAAACATTACGGTCCAAAATTATTTACGTGTGAACTATGGGGCGATAGAGTCAAGAAAGATGTGAATCGCATATTAGAAGAAACTCATACAACAAAAAGTGGATTAGAGTATAAGATAATCAATCCCAAATATATTCTCGGCGGTATGAACCAAAACCCTGGTATTAGAAGAACAGAAACAGTTGCTCTGCTGCACCCATACGCTTCCAGGTGTAAAGACAAAGGACCAAACAGAAGACCATACCACATAGAAGCGCAATTAGCGTTTGAGTATATAAGAGAAAGAGGTTATAGATCTGCTTGGGTTATAGGGTCAGAGTACGTAGATCATATTGGATGGGACGATCATGTGTTCCCAAGGGAGTTGCGTGATGAAATGCCAGATAACATACATTAACAATCATACTAAATCTATAATTCAAGCAGAAGAATCTTACCGCTCATTTAAAACATATGGTTGGGACGTAGAGTTGATTTCTGGTTTAACGCCAAAAACTTTAAAAACTCATCCTCCTGTAATTGAAGGTAGTCGTCTCCTCGAATTTAAAAAAACAAACGAAAATCGATATCTTACTAAATTAAGTTGCGCAATGAACCATATAAAGTTCTGGAACACGGTTGTCGAGGCAAACGAGACTATGGCATTTATAGAGCACGATGCTATCTGCTTGGGATTCCCTCAAAAATGGGAGTTTGAAGACTACCTGATACTCAATGCTGAATATGTGTTTAACCCTCCTAATAAACTAGGAGTATCGGCATTCAAACATTTTAAATTTCCGGAAAAGAAAGGTATTAACAGTTTACCCGACGATTATCCCCTGCCATATAGACACGAAAATAAATGGAAAGGTAAGTTTATGGCACCTGGGACTGGCGCGTATGCTATTACACCTGCAGGTGCAAAAAAAATGTTAGCGGCGACTGAGAATGTAATCGATCAATCTGACTTCATGTTGAACGAGTATAACCTAAAGATTGAGTACGTGTATCCGTCTCCTGTTAAATTCAACACTGAAAACTTGAGTACTTCTTATGGTATCTAAAAAGTTTTATTCCCCCGACGATCAAGACCCTTCGATTATTCCGAACGATAAACTTTGGAACTGGGTAGAGAAAAATATTATCTCTAAAAGAAACGCACTAGACGTCGGAGGTCACATTGGAACCATGGCGTATCGCATGGGTAAATGTTTTCGAAAGGTTGATTGTTTTGAACCTGCCTTTTACGAATGGACTATAAAAAACACTGATGATCTTGATAACGTGACAGTGCATCCACACGGGTTGGGTAATGAAGAGAAAGAAGAAAAACTTTATGTCATGGAAAATAAAGTTGGTGGGTCCAGTATCGTTGCTACCGAAAAAAGAAAGGCAAAATGGATTAGAGATGATACTGAGCGAAGACCGATATCAATAAAAACTATAGATTCTTATGGGTTTACTGATTTAGACTTCATAAAGATAGATGTCGAGAGTTATGAATGGTTCGTCCTTGACGGCGCAAAAGAAACTCTACAAAGAGAATCTCCAATGATCATGATAGAATTTCTTGATGCTTATGAACACCCAACGCACCCTTCTAGCAAAAGTAGAAAACTCTTAGATTCTTTGGGATATGTCCAGATAAAAACCATTTCAACCGATTACATTTTTATTAAAAAGACAGACAGATTACTTTACGGAATCCTATAACATGATGGTAGGAAGAAACATGAGCTCAAAGTTCGTTGTTCCATTGATACCAAAAAATTCTGTGGGGGCAGAGATTGGTGTTTGGAAAGGAGAGAGTTCGGAACAGTTTTTAACTGCTGGTCTTTCTAAATTATATCTTGTCGATCCATGGAAAATAGAAAATGAACCGTCAGAACGTTTCTTAACTAGGTATTCACCGTTGACTGGCGGGAAAACAAAACAGCACGTCATAAATTATGAAGAAAAAATTTACAAACAAGTGTTGAAAAAGTTCAAATATAACTCAGTCGTAGAAATTTTAAGAATGAGATCGCACGAATTTTTTAATACCATAGAAGATCGTCACCTTGACTGGATATACGTTGACGGAGCACATGATCGTGACGGATGTTTATACGACCTCGAACAGTCTTGGGTCAAGGTTAAGAAGGGTGGACTGATATTTGGTAATGATTATCTCTGGGGAAAAAATGGAAAGGATGGTGTGACTGAAGCAGTTGATGAGTTTAAAGTAAAGTACAACTTGAATGTTAAAAAAATCGGAACAACTGATTTTGCCATAGGTGTAGAATAATGGGAATGGGCGACGATATGCTTTTTCTAGGCGAAGCAGAAAAATTGCACAATCAGACGGGCAAGATGATACGACCTGTACTGGGTAGAGGATGGTCGCCGCTGTATAAAAATGTAAGTTTTCTGACCAAAGACAAAACGTCAGACTCCATATCGTTGAACGAACGCGATGTTCCTGGTGTATGTGACAGAAGAGTGCAGTATTATACCAAAGAGAAACGGATGACAATCCTGGGCGAAGAAGTCATCTTCCAACCATACAATGCAAAACCTTTTCAGTTGCGTTTTACTGAGGAAGAACTGCAACAGGCAGATAATCTCATAACAAAATATAAAATTCCGAAAGATTTCTGCACTATCAATCCTGATTATAAATCTGCTTTTTTCTCAGGCAACAAGAACTGGGGGTTCGAGAAATATCAAGAACTTTGCTGGCGTATGGATATGCCTGTCGTTCGCATACGACCAGGAGGTGCATACACAGAACCACCGCTCAAGAATGCTATCGACTTTGAATGCAATGACGTCAGGGTAGCGTTTGCTGTGCTCACTCAAGCAAAGTTCGGCGTAACTTTTATGGGATTGATGGTGCATGTATTAGCAGGATTTGGCGTGCCTTGCGTGGTAATTCATGGTGGGTTATCTTCGGAAAAAATAATGAAATATGAAGGACAACAAGATCTAGAGTATAATCATCCCGACACACCTTGCGGTAGAACCTATGACTGCTGGCACTGCAAAGAAGGCAACAAATCTATCACAGTTGACGAGGTATATGATGCAGTACAAAGAATACATCATTAGAGGTTTTTCTGACGGTCTTGATTACTGTATCGAGCGGTCCACTAAACGTAACATAAGAGTTTCTCAACACACAGGGTTTGGAGACGCTGTAGTAGCATTAAGTAATGCTCGTGGTGGAAAAATACTCACTTCCGCGCTCAACCCTGCATATAAACAATTAAAAAAGATGATGACCGAAAGTGTCATCGTTGATCAAAACCCCACCAAATGGAATTTTTATGTCGGTCAGTCATATGACAATGAAAGTTTAAAAAGAAACTCTGGTATGATAGTTTCGCACCAATATGTGACTGACGATTACATGACCCTGAATCAAAGTAAGTTCAAACAGGTGGCAGTACCAGACTCATACATAACAACACAAACAGTTGGCGCGTCTAAGAAAGCACGAATAGATAATACAGAAGAACTGAAAAAGTTTATCAAATCATTCGGGTTGCCTGTTATTGACTTAAACGAAGCAAACCGTTATAATTTAAATGAACTTGCGTATATTGTTAGCAATGCTAAATATCACGTGGCGATAGACAGTGGCACCACGCACTTTGCCTTGACGATTAAACCACAAGATGACGTGGTAATTTGTTTAAACAAAGATCGAATCTCTAGCGTCGGTAAAATGTGGATTGAGAGAAACTATAATTATGAATTTATCTGAATATAAAGGAACGTTTTATCCTGAATTGCAAGCAGAAGGAAACGCTGCTCAATGGTGTATGCCTTTCGCTAAAAGGATTCTTAAAGATAAGACCAGAGGTATGGATATAGGATGCAACCGAAAAGAGTGGGCGTTTCCTGGATCCACTATGGTCGATATTGTATTTGATGATGAGTACGATGCAACTTATTTACCATTCAACGAAGCAGAGTACATATTCTCCTCTCATTGTCTCGAGCATATTCCCGATTGGGTTAATGTTTTGAATCATTGGCATGAACACCTTTGTTCAGATGGGATTCTGTTTTTATATTTACCGCACTATCATCAAAAATATTGGCGACCTTGGAACAACCCTAAACATGTCAATATTTTATCACCTGAACTTTTAGAAGACTATTTTGAGTCAGGTGGTTGGTGTAATTGGTATGTTACAGAAGGATATGATCTTAACGATTCTTTCTATGCTGTGGCGGTAAAAACATGAAGATTCTTATAGTTCAAGTATCAGTCGGAAAAACTCAGGGGTATGCATATGATACGCCGCAAGCACAACCATTGTTTAAAAAGCATGCTATGCCTAGCGTCGAAAGATATTGTGCCAAACATGGGTATGACTATAAACTAGTAACTGAGTATCCTAAAGACTATGACATTCATTACTTTAACAAAAACACCAAACCGTTAGACTTTGATTACTCGCAGGGTAGCAAGAACAAGTGTGCCACACTCATACGTTATCTGCACATGGACACTGAGTATGATGCAGTGGTCACATTAGACTGCGACATTTATATACCAGATCACGCAGAACCGCTGCCTAAAATTTCTGGACACATGGGCGTAGAGGATACAGGCAAAGATTGGGGTGCATATAAAAGTCAGGTGAATTGTCCTCAAAATAAGTTTATCAATGGCGGTGTTCAGATGGTAGACCAAGAGACAGGTAAGATGCTGTCCGACTTTGTAAAAGGTCTCATTGTCAAGAAAACGCCACCCATAGTGGTGCACTCAGACCAAGGGTACATGAATAAGTTTCGTTCTTTAAATCCAGAAAGGTCAAAGGTGTTACCGCATAAATGGAATCATATGCTGGAACTACATCCTCACGATTACACCTCTCTTGTGCCATACAAGGGGATAAACTTCTTACACTATGCAGGCGGTAGAGCACGAGCAATGTTCATAAATGACATAAAGCGCGGACTGGTGATTTGATTATCTTCGTCAATGGTGCGTTTGATATCTTACACACTGGGCATATAGACTTACTAAACTATGCCAAGTCGTTGGGTGACCGTTTAGTAGTTGCTATTGATTCTGATGAAAGAATAAGGCATAATAAAGGTAAAGACCGACCAATAAATAACGTCAACGTAAGAAAAAAGATACTAGAAAACATAAAAGCAGTCGATGAAGTGCACGTATTTAACACCGATACTGAGTTAAAATCGCTTTTCCGGATGGCTGACAAAAGAGTCATTGGTTCTGACTGGAAAGGAAAAGAGATAGTCGGCGAAGATTTAATAGGCATTGAGTTTTACGACAGAGTAAACGATGAGTCAACAACAAAAACAATTGAAAATTTTATTAATCGGCGAAAGTTGTTATGATACCTACCGAGTAGGTACAACCAGTCGCATTAGTCCCGAAGCACCTGTGCCTGTGATGAACTGGTCAGGCGATGAAATAACGCATGCGGGCATGGCGTCTAATGTTTGTAATAATTTCAACAACCTTGGTATCAATGTTGATATATACACCGACTTCGTGGAAACTAAAGTAAGATATGTTGAAAAAAATTCAGGTTATCAATTACTTAGAGTAGACATACCGAATACTCATTTTGTTTTTAAGAGCAAGATGATAGACGACTGGAACGTTGATGCTATAGTCATATCTGATTATGACAAAGGGTTCATATCATATGGCGACATCAGACAACTCAAAATGCGCTTCAAGGGTCCGGTGTTTCTTGATACTAAGAAACCAGACCTAAAACAATTTGGCGGCATCATAACCAAGATAAACAATGAAGAATGGAATAGAAGAACAAGCGATCACCCAAACAAACATGAATTGATTATTACAGGTGGCAGCGGTGATGTCAAATGGGGAGACGATGTTTGGTCTCCTATAAAAACTGAACTGGTTGATGTATGCGGAGCAGGAGATACGTTTCTTGCTGCGTTCGCAACTAAATATCTCACTACACAGAATGGTAATTTACACAGAAATTCTGATAGTATAAAATTTGCCATATGTGCATCTTCTATCACAGTACAAAAACCAGGAGTTTACGCTCCTACCATGGAGGAAATTGATGAGGTTACAAGGCGAAGTAGAAAAAGCATGGGGAACGGAACTGATCTGGGCGACTAATGATTTATACTGCGGCAAACTTATGAAATTTGCCGCAGGTCGTTCTTTTTCTATGCACCTACATAAAGAGAAAGACGAGACATGGTATGTTCTCTCTGGCAAGTTCATATTAAAACTGATCGACACTACAGACGCTTCGGTTAGTGAAAAGATATTAAACACTGGTGATGTATGGAGAAACGAACCCATGGTACCTCATCAGGTGCATTGTCTTGAAGAAGGCACAATTATAGAAGTATCAACTCCTGACTCTGTTGAAGATAACTACCGAGTCGGTAAAGGGTCGGGACAAAAATGAGATACATCGTTGACATAGACAAGACCATCTGTCTTACACAAAACAGCAACTATTATGGATCGTGGGCGATAAGAGAGCACATCGAAGCAGTCAATGCATTGTATGACGAAGGTCATGAGATTATTTACTGGACGGCACGTGGCGCTGTCTCTGGCAAAGACTGGAGAGTGCTCACCGAACAACAACTAGAAGATTGGGGTTGTAAATACCACGAACTCTGGATGAACAAACCACACTATGACGTGTGGGTAGATGATAAGGCAAACTGGATTTTTAAATGAAAGCGAAGATAATAACTCTTATCTCAGACAGCGAATCAGTAAACGCAGCAAATACCTGTATATCTTCTGGTGCTAAACATGATCTTTTCATTGAAAAACACATTGCTGTAGTTGCCTTCGCCGCACAAAATACATTAAACGAATGGTCTCTTCGATGGAACTACCCTTGGAACGGCGATACGAAACGTTGCCTTGAGACGGGTATAACTAAAGTCGGATATCAAACTTTAGACCCTGCCAAACGGATTGCTTGCTTTTTATCGCACTATGAGTTGTGGAGAAAATGTGTAAGGACAGAAGAAGATTATATCATTTTCGAACACGATGCTTTGGTCACAAAACCTATAGATTTTGATGTGATACACAAATCTAACAAACAAGTCATTGCTTTGAACGAACCACAAGCAGGTGCAACTCCTAGAGCAGATGTTTATAAACAGAGAGTTGAATCTTTGGTTAAAAAAAGACCGTCAGTGGTAGACGTTCCATATGTTTTTGAGGACATAACTAAACCTGCTGGACTTCCTGGTAACTCTGCCTATTATATAAAACCAGACGGTGCTAAAAAACTACTTAAATTGGTTGAGTTATACGGTGCATGGCCAAACGATGCAATCATGTGTAAACAACTAATGCGAAATTCTCTTGGCATTTATTATCCATATGCAACCAAAGTTCAAGGGGTTAAATCAACAACAACATTATGAAAGTATTAATTACAGGAGCAGCAGGGTTCATTGGGTATCACACTGCTATGCATTTTGCTCAGGCAGGACACGACGTTCATGGTATCGACAACTTCTGTAATTACTATGATCCATTGTTAAAAGAAAAAAGAGCGAAAACGCTGTTTGAAACATATGGGATTAATGTGTCTAGGAAAGATCTCAAATGTGCCAAGACGCTTACTGAACACGTAAAGGTTGTGCAACCAGACCTTTGCATACATTTAGCAGCAATGGCAGGAGTTCGTTATTCGATGGATCACGCCGATGAGTACATCGCTACCAACGCAATGGGGACGCACAACCTAATCGCAGCGATTGAAGAAGTCGGCGTCTCTAACGCGATATATGCTTCTACCTCTTGTGTTATGCACGGACACCCGTTACCATGGAAAGAGTACGAGACTGTATACCCACAGATAAATCCATATGGATACACCAAGCATCTGAATGAGTCACAGTTTGCCATCTCTAAGATACCAAATGCTGTTGGTATGCGTTTCTTTACAGTGTACGGTCCATGGGGCAGACCGGACATGGCACTGTTTGACTTCACAAAAAATATAATCGCAGGCAATCCTATTACGTTGTTCAACTATGGTGACATGAAACGAGACTTCACTTACGTGGACGATATTGTGCATGGTATAGAATGTGTCTCTAATAACATGACACATAGAGACATGTACAACGTGGGCAGAGGGGAGCAGGTGCAACTTATGCGGTTTGTTGATGCAATCCAAGACAGTCTCGGCATGAAAGCAACGATAGAATATGGACCGAAGCATCCTGCGGATGTTGCTGAGACGTTGAGCGATATAACAAAAATGCGTAGCATAGGATACAACCCTCAAACCTCTATAGAGGAGGGCGTATCTAATTTCGTTAAATGGTACAGGACAAATTATAATTGAAAACATATATCATAAGAATCAAAGGTAATGAGAAGTCAGAGGCAGCAGCGGAACGTTGCGCAGCGTCACTACCCGCTGGTTACAACCCTATCTTCTTTGACGCAATCACGCCAAGTGACAATCCACTGCAGATACTAAAGGATCGCGGCATACCAGACAAAACGTTCGTAGAAGAAGACACGAAATATTCCTCACTTGAACCATGCGTCTCTGCTTTTCTGTCGCACCATTCTATCTGGATGAAATCTCTAGCAGAAAAGGAAGAAATGCAAATACTGGAACATGATGCTGTGTGCGTCGGAGATTTAGCGGAGTTTATACCATACAGCAAGGTGATAAACCTAGGACGCCCATCGTATGGTAAATTTAAAATACCACATTATATTGGGGTGGGTTCGTTGGTGTCAAAACCATATTTCCCTGGAGCGCACGCATATAGAGTCAAACCAGCAGGAGCAAAAGCGTTGATTGCCGAGACTAAAAACTATGCTCGTACCACTGACGTGTTCTTAGATATCCGTAGATTTCCTTGGTTGCAAGAGTATCACCCATGGCCGTTTGCAGCGAAAGACGATTTCACCACACTGCAAAAAGAGACTGGTTGCATTGCTAAGCATGGATACAACGAGGACTATGAGATATTGACATGAACAGGTGTTTCCTCACAGGTAGCGATGACAAAACATTTTGGATGGTAGATTGGTTTCTCAAGAATTATCGTAAACACAATAAAACACCTATCCTGTTTGCCGATTTTGGGTTGTCTCAAGAAAACAGAGAATGGGTTAATGTGCACTTTGATGGTATAGTAAACGTTTCAAAACAAAGAGCAGAAGGATGGTTTTATAAACCAGCAGCGTTGAGTAACAGTCCTGCTCACGAGACGTGTTGGATTGACACTGATATAGAAGTGTTAGATAACATTGATGGCGTTTGGAAGTATTTGACTGATAACAAACTGCTTATGGCGCTTGACAGACCATGGACCAAGCGCAGCGGTGAAGAGTGGTACAACTCTGGTGTTGTGGGTATCAGGGGGAAACCAATGATATTAAAGAAGTGGACGCGCGAGTGTAAACGTAATCCTAGTAGGGGAGATCAGGAAACACTGCATTTGTTGACTCCAACTTCACTAGATAAGATAATACACATAGAACCACTACCCAGCGAATACAACTGGTTACGCATTGATTTACATGACGGATTGCGTAGCGAGAAAATAAAATGCGTGCATTGGACCGGGTACAAAGGCAAATTAAAAATAGAAAAGTTGATTTACAATGCATAGAGAACAAATGTATAAAAGGATATTTTCTCCTTACTTTAAAGGCGAAATAGAAACAGCTGTTGAAGTAGGAACAATGTTGGGTGCGAATTTAAAAAGGATGGAACGAAGTCTAAATCCTAAAAATCTATACGCGATAGATCCATGGCGTACCGTACAAAATTTTGGAAAAAATTATCAACCATTTGGAAATTCTTGGTCGACTGACCAACAATTAGAAGAAGCATATCAAATGGTTCTAAATTGGAGTAAAGATTACTCTAATGTCAAGTTGATTAGAGAAACTAGTCAAGAAGCTTGTGAAAAATTTGAAAATAAATCGATAGATTTTATTCATATTGATGCAGACCACACATATAAATCAGTCAAAAACGACATCAACATTTGGTGGTCGAAACTAAAAGACGGTGGTATTATGTCTGGGCATGATTATTGTCCTGGAAATAAAACAATGAAAGAAACTTACGGCGTTATTGAAGCAGTAAACGAGTGTTTTGTTACCACTACCATACGTAAAAAAAGAACAGTTTTCACAGCAACAAGTGAAAATTTCCCGGCTTGGTGGGTGTACAAGTGAACCCAAAAGAGATTATGGAAGCAGGTGGTCCTAAAGTAAAACAAGACTACCCAGATCATCGAAAATATTTTCTAGAAAGAATGATCCGTGAAAACCAGTACAAGATTGGTGCCGAACTTGGTGTGCAATACGGATTTACTTACTGTCATTTGATCGAAACGTTTGATGATCTTAACATGATCGGCGTTGACAGTTGGGCAGCAAAACACGAAATGAATATGCCTATCTCTGATACTGGTGAATCGCTTAATAAAGAAATGTATTGCTACTTGTTAGAATGGAGCAAAGATTACGGTGACAGAGTCAATTTAATCAGAGATTACACTACTGAGGCAGTCAAAACTGTTCCAGATGGGTCGTTAGACTTTGTGTTTGTAGATGCAGGACACAGTTTTGATTGCGCTGCTACTGACATAAAAGAGTGGACGCCCAAGGTAAGGAGCGGTGGTATGGTAGCAGGGCATGATGTGAATGAACTATATGTTCGAACTGCCCTTTCTTTGTATCATCCTAAATATAGTATAGCAAACGATAATTGTTGGTATGTGATAGTATGAAAGAATGGCATTTGATTGGTAACGGTGATCAAGCAACACTTTTTCAAGAGCAGGAACGCAAGGGTAAGATACTGGTGTGCAATATGCCACCATTTGAACTTGACCCGAAAAAAGTTTATGGAAGTTGCATGGTTGATTTTAAAATGATGCAAGCGCTGACCGAAGGATCAGTTAACATCGATCATTTTATGTGGGTGTTGGGCACACGACCACGCATCTGGATGTACGAGCGGTCTGCTTTCTACATGAAGTATGCACCAAACATCAAAGAATTTTACACCCATGTGCCCGAATATGCATATAACCCAACTAATTTCAACTGTGGACACATGGCAGCACATTATCTTGCCAACAGACACAAGGCAGATAAGATCCATTTGTATGGTTTCGACACACTTTTTGACTTCAACATGAGAAGTATCACAGACTTGTATCTGTCGAGCGATCGCACCGATACTAACAACTATCGTCTCCTGAATATTTGGCGACCAATCTGGCGTGATATCATACGAGAGTTTCCCAACACTGAGTTCGTGTTTCATCACAACCACGACAAGATGAAAATTCCCAAACTTGATAACATGACAAACGTAGTGTACGATAAACAATTATCCAGAAATCAAAGGAAAGAAGATGAATCAGACATCAGTGATGGACGTGGTATGGATCAACAACAGGTAGAACCAGGACAGGTGCCTGAACTTGCATTAAATCGTAAGCAACGCAGAATGGCAGCAGCATTTGCTCGCAAAGGAGGATATCCCGATCACATGTTGTAAAACCTTAATGAAATCAATGACTTAACATATGTTTTGTTTCCCTGTATATAAGAGTATAATTAGTAGTTATGTTTAAACATGTAGAAATAGACCTCGGATACACTGATATGATTGCACACACTACCGAAGATGGTCGTGTGTATGAACATCCAGTTGAACGTAAAAATTATCCTTCCATTACCACTGTCCTTAGCATTTTAAGCAAAGACAGCATTGCCAAGTGGCGAGCAAGAGTAGGTGAAGAAGAAGCAAATCGTGTTTCGACTAGAGCATCTCGTCGCGGCACTGCAGTTCATGAAGCATTAGAAAATTTCGTCGACAATGAGGAATGGTCGTCAATTAAAAAGAAATACACCCCAGATGTAATATCATCAGTAATGGGTGTAAAAGATATCCTCAGTGACAGAATAGGAAAAGTATATGGACAAGAGTTACCACTTTATTCGGATCACTTACGTGTTGCTGGTCGCGTGGATTGTGTGGCAGAGTTTGACGGGGTATTGTCAATCATTGACTTTAAAACCAGTCGAAAAACCAAGCGAAAATCATGGTGCGAGTCATATTTTTGTCAAGAAGCTGCTTATGCCATTATGTGGGAAGAACGCACCGGAATGCCAATTACCCAACTCGTTACCATAATTGCTGTTGATGATTTAAATCAGCAGGGACCAGGATCACAGGTTTTTATTGAGAAGCGAGACAATTGGGTACCAAAATTAAGAGAGACCATCGATGTCTATTATCAGAAACGGAACTAAAGAATTACACGAAGAGGTTGAACGTCTGCCTTTCAATCAAAAAATGATTCGTGGCGAACAATCTCGTGCCGAACGCGCAGACTATTTGATGTCATTCTATGAGATATTCAAAGTGCTTGACAAGCACGTACCAAAAGAACTACAACGTTGTGCTCATATTTGTTATGATTTAGACCGTCTGAAACTGAAAACATCCGAGGTACCCATGTACACTCATGGGTATTGCACTTACCTTGAAGCACTTTGCGAAGACCTCAAACCACACATCTATGCTAATTACCTTGGTTTGATGTACGGTGGACAGATCATGAAGAAGCGATATCCTGAATTTCCCACAGAGATATATGTATTCGATGATATAGAATCATCAAAAGAATACATTCGCGAACAGATTATTGAAGAGACAGACGAATTCATACTCGAAGCAAATCATGCATTCCGTTGGCACATTGCTATCGCATTAGAACTATCAGAAAGACATGCATTACCTCTTCAGGAGTATCAATTACATTGAAAATATGGGATCCATTCATCACATTCTCAAAAGAAATAGTCTCCACTCTTTCTAGCGTGGCGCAGCCTCGCCGCAAAATCGCCGAGTTCGACAATGTAATCCACACGACCACCACCTACACCGCATCGTTCCTTGACACTGGTTCACTCACTTCTATTATTGATGCACGCGAGACTCGAGGTCTCTGGATGATGCACACTGCACTGTTCGCTGCTGACAATCGCCCATCTCCTATCTATGGATTTGATATCATTTGCTCTGCTACTAAGGTAACAGGTTGCTTCCATGATCTCTCACCTACTACAGAACCTTCTCCTTTCACTCATGACTATAACTCTACACGCTCACGTCCTCTACCTGATTGGGCAAAAGAAATATTCTCACCGAACATGATTGCTACTGCACTTCCTAATTCAGAGCAAATCACCGCACTTACTTCTATAGGACTCACTACTCTATCGAACTACGTAACGACGCTTACAGAGCATCCTACGACGTCTGATCAGGAGTATATCAATGCACATATGGAAGGAAAAAGAAAATACTGTTACAATCAGTTACAGAATACTAATAGTAAAAATGTCATAGTATCGCTTGGATTATCCGAAGAATATGTCACTGAGTTTAAAAAAGATCAATTCCCTCACTGATAAATATGTAAAGTGATAAAGTGATAGAGAATAAAAAAATGAAAGAGAGCGGTAGAGAGAGTCGGATCATGAAGTCTGTGTGGTATGTGTGTGGTATGTTGAGTCTAGGTATGGCATACATCGGATTCGTCACTCCAGGTATTCCCTTCAGTATTTTCCTAGTATTCTCAGCGTATTGCTTCAGTAAATCATCAAAGCGAATGCACGATTACCTCTACAATCACAAGCACTTTGGACCGTTCCTCACTAACTGGGTTGAGAAAAGAATATTTCCCACACGATTCAAGTATGCAATGGTGTTCGTCATGTCTACTTCCCTTGCCTTCCTATGGTTCACCACATACAATGTCAACGCAGTCCTCTGGTCAGGTGGGTTCATGGCACTGGTTGCCAGCTGGTGTTGGATTCGTTATCCTGGATCAGAAGAAGAGTGGCAAAAGGTTAATAGAAACAAGGACTTACCATAAGTTTTATTTTCCTTACTGTTATGTTATAATAATATCATACAGAAAAGGGGTTACATTATGTTGAAGTTCGAAGAAACTGCTAAAATTGGTGATCTGATTCGTGCTTACGATTTCGAACCAATTCCTGGACGTGAAGACCATTATGTCACTGGCACTGTCATTGAGAAAGGTCCGCTCTATCAGTTCATTCCTGGACGTGAGCATGCAGTGTATGTGTGTGATGGATACACTATCGATTGCACCTTTGACACTGATGAAAGACGTGTGGGTACTGCAGTGATGGTTCCCTTTGAGATGAGTCTAACTGACTTTGATGAGCGCGTTGAGAATCTAACTGTTAAAATGTTTGAACGGTATGGAGAAGTTGCGTAATGGACTATGATATTTTTGAAGTAATGCTTGATGAACTCGCGTCACTGCCCAAACGTTCTGTAGCACTGATTGCAGACGAAGTCCTAGACGATAATTGGTTTCTGCGTGTAGTGTCCAACGATAAGGTCTATGAAGATATTGCCATAGAGATGGTGAATCGTTATGTGGATTCAGGTGCGTGTGATGATTGGACGGCATACCGATGGGCATTCTGGTTCACTAATGGTATTCTAAACAAAGAAGAGGATGCTGCATGAGAGTCAATGTAGTAGAAGGCAATGTGTATTCGGACGATGCAGTGTTCGATATTGTGCACTCATTTGAGTTTGTTACACTTCGAACACTCTACACATTCGTGAAAGAGTATGCAATGGAGATCGCTAAAACAGCACCTTGTGTCATTGAGATGAGTGAAGGTCAGAATGGTCTACCAGTCGCACAGATGTATGTGGATGGACGTATTTACAAACGAATCGAATGTAATTAGGGTCCCCTCTAATAAAAGTAGGAGTCCCTTAGTATTTTCATAGGAGTCCCGTTTCCTTGAGCTTTAGATAGAGTCCCTAAGTCCCTCAAAAAAGTCTAGGAGTCCCTTAAAGGTCCAGTCCCATACTCCC